CACTACCAGAATCAGCGTCTACTTTTCCGCTGACTTTAATAGTAACTTCACATGTGATGATAGCATCAATCTCAATGCTTAATGGCAACTCTGTAACAAGGCCATCAAGTTCCAGACTGGTTAATTCCTCATCTGGTAACAAAATCTCATACGTTTGCACGATATCAGATTCAAAATCAGCTTTCATCTTTTCGTACGTTGCACGCGTGAACTGCATGGTAAAACTTACGGTTCCAGCATCCCGCAAACTACCAATGAACGTACGATATCCATCGGTGTTGTCTAAGGTGGTACTATCCACAGTCTCGCGGGACATGCTAGGGCCGTCAATATTGACAACCTTACTGATATCTTCCCATGCGGAAAGATCTTTGTCCCATCTGCGGAATTTAGTACCGATTCCAGTTGTAATCATGTTAAATCCTCCTATAATTTTCGTCCAACATTAAAATTCAAAACAATTATAGCCCGGTTATTATCATCCCAAGCAATTAATTCAGGGCCGTTTTGGTGCATTATTGCAAAATATAATACATTACCCCACATTTCTTGTTTACGTCCATGAATGGCGGATATGATGTCTTCTGCGAGCTGCATACCAACCTCATAATGATTGGCACGTATACGTATTTGAAAGGACTGCCTGTCATATCCATTGGCCCCACCTAATACCATACCACGTGGAGAAGTGCCCCCGGTATACAATGTAACACAAGCATCCGGTGCGGTAGGCTCACGCCCAATAAACAAATTAGTTCCAAACGTGAGTGACAAAGCGGGCACACTTTCCAATAATAAACGCATGTCATTAGTTACGAATCCCATTATCTATATCCTCCTTTAGTTGTGTCGTTCACTATGTTACTTCTAAGAATTTCTAAGATTTCGTCTGTATTGCGATACAATGCCTTTTCCAGGAATTTAGGCCCTGCTCCTGGACGTGGTTTGTAAATGTATTTCTTTCCGTTACGATAACGAATCCGTGTACTCGTAAAATCTGCTTCCGTGTTTTCATGCACATGCACCGCGTATTTTGCCCAAAACCCCATTTCTACAGCAAGAGAACCGGGCCATAAACGATTCACCTGCCAACTAGCTTCCAAATTACGTGTATCTACTGGGACTTTAGGAGCTGTTTTAGTCATATCATTACGGATAAACATAGCAGATTTAAGTAGGCCGCGTTTACCTGCGTTCTTAATCTTTGCCGTGGCTTGGTTTAAATTACGCAAAACCTCCTCTAAACCCTCTAATTCAAATCCATCCTTTTTAGCCATGATTACACGTTTATCGTTCTTACGAAATCTGTTAAACTTTTAGGCATTGATACCTTTGTAAATTGCAATATTTTATAGGCGCCATCATACGCTTTTGGGTCTCCGAACTCCGTAGAATCCAAATCTGCAAGTGTGCCTAAAGCGATATAACCTTCCTCCTGCACATCACGGGGAATTAGTATTTTTGCATTGCTTACAATCTCTTCCCCTTCTTTCGTCTGTATCACCTCACGCTCAATATCCCAACGCACTTTAACAGCTACAGGATCCGCAAACATTGCACTTCCGTAACCATCTGTACCAGTTGGCGCCCAATAAACGGCGTCTTGCACACATACACTTTCTATGAATTGTTGTATAGCCATATTACAGAGCTTTAAATATCATTCCTTGTTTTCCGGCTGTTGCCAGTGTTCCTGAGGTGTCTAACATAACAGCCATCTGTCCGTAGCTTGTCATGTTTAAACCTTCTCCATATTTCCCCACATACTTAATTCGTGCGCCTCCTGCTTCTTCCTCTGCTGCTACGCGCTCCCTAGTTGACGCAATCATATGTGCTGTAATCCATTTCTCAATCTGTGCTAAAGTGTCATCATTGAGACCAACACCTCCCAATTGATTAGTCACAAATACATTTGCCGCGCCAATGTAGGATTCAATCTCCGGGTCTGTTATGGAGGTAGCAATGATTAATTTCACTTCCTCAATAGTTGTTCTGTTAGCCATTATTTACTCCTTTCTGCTGTCGTGCTTTCCACAGCTTTGGTTCTATAAACTGATAAACATTTGTCGTCCATTGCAGCCCCAGCCAGTCCATAAGACTTTGCATTTGCCTGTAATCGCCTTCTACCATGCGTTCGGGCCAAACTTGACGTACATCCAATTCAGCTTCCAGCATCGCTTGCCATTGCTTTTCGTGTTGGGCAACCCACCAGCGCCATCCGTCCGCTTCATTATCTATGCCAACTGCCTGTTGGACTTTGGTGTGTTTAAATGCGCGCATGAAACCCGTGCGCTCACAGCTGCGAATAATATCCGGAGTTCTACGGCGTACGATAATCCATTTTGCATTAGGAAATGCTGCATGCCATACTCGCCAATGCATTGTCATTTTAGCGCCTTTGTACATCCAATCCATATCCTCGCGTAGACCTTGTTTACGCATAGTATCCAATATTAATTCACGCCAATTGGTTGGGGTAGGTGTTTCCGTTGGGAGCGGATATTGCCCAAGTGCATCAGCCCCTATTCGGCGCAAATACGGTTTTACAATGTGGTTACGAATAGCATGATTTTCAAACATGCCTCGTTCGTTGTTTTTATTTGGTCCACACATATCCCCACCAAACGCACCACAAAGATTCACACATCCTGCGACCATGCTTGTTCCGCTACGCGCGGCGCCTGTTATAAGAATAGGTTCTTTCATAGCCAATATCGTTTTACAATTTTATTATCTAGTATTTCGTGTGGACGTGGATTGCCATGAAATGCAATTATGCGAGCATTTGCCGGGAATGTAGGATGACGACGCACATGCTTTTTAAAGCTAACTAATTGCCCCGGAAATAAATCTTGCCATCGGTCCCACTTATAACGCCCTTCCATTTGATTCATTACAATGCGCTCCTTTCCACCCTGACTCATACGGATCCAGTAATTTGAATTTGCATGCATTTTCTCCCACATGAATTGTGTGTACCCGTGTGTGAAGCTCATTACGCCCCCTGGTGTGCTTTTATTTATATTCTTTGCATTAAATGGGCTCAGTGTTGCAAATAATCCACGGTAAGACATAAAATCGTCGATGTTATTTACAATCACTGTATCCAAATCAAAGAACATAATTTGACGTCCGTGCCATTCTGCTTTGTATTTATGCATGTAGAATTTAGGTATATTACGGGGCCAGCGCAAAACAAATTCCGGTATCTTTTCCCATTGTATACCATGTTCATTTTCTGGCATCTCTCTGTCCGTCATACATACAAAATCGTGAGGGATATTGGTATGCCTTGCGACCATATTTCGCAGCCGCAAGACATACTCTAGACCAAATTGGCCGCCCCAATTTCCCCACAACATACAAAGCACTATGGTTTTATCTTTATTCATTTCGCTATGCTTTTATGATTAAAATCAATTCCTTTTTATCTACGCTCAAGATATTTACAGTCTTTTCATGTGCGTCTGCATGTGCTGTAAATAAATCCATCCACCAATGAGCAGGACGGACGATTTTATGCGCAAAACTACCATCAGGGAGCTTTCTTTTCCCTTGACGCAAACTAATAATCACAACAGCTACTTTATCCGCCAATTCGCAAATATGATTAGTAACTTGCTGTACGAACTTTGGTTCAATATGCTCCATAACATCCCCACAAACAACCAAATCAGCAGAGTTAGGCATCATGTCCTTCCCTGGAATGGCTGGATCAAATTCCTGCCACTCTATTTCATTCACTGTACGTGCTAAATCCCCTTTCCCACATCCATAATCTAATGCTGTTGTACATGCGTATTTTTTAAACACATCACGAACCAACTTTTGTCTGCGTCCACCTTTGGCACCATATTTTGATTGTTCCACGTGTGCATCTCTGTTTAGTTTCTTATATTGTTCCGTTATATACATTCTTTTAACGTTTTTTTAGGTAGTGTATCTATTGCACTTGTTGGGTTTACATTTATTATTTCTACACCTAATTCCCGGGCTTCTCTAGCAATTGCAAAAAAGCCGTGTAAATGTCTTTGGAATGGTGGGCGCTTTGATTTTCGCGTGTACAATTTGTGCCAATGTCTTTCTCCTTTGTATGCATTCATGTCAAAGCCTAGTAAATAAATTCTTGTTGCACCTAATTGCACCGCCAACGAAATGGCTGCCGCTCCACTATTGTGATTCCAACTCACGTATCCCGGCCTATTGCTTACACCATACAAATGATTATTATCTGTAGGCATGTATTTGATGTCTTTATAAATAGAGGTTTTGCGGTGGCAGCTAACCTTCACGGTTTTGCTAGCTGCCAACGCTTCTTGGTATCTTACGAGGAATTTGTAATCCCCAAAAAATAAGAAGTCTATCCAATTTCCTAAGAGAAATGATGCATTAACACCTATAATATGGCGGGAATGTAACTCCTTCATGTACGGAGAGAATACAGCGGGTGATTCTTTTTGCGCGTATACCTCATCTATTAAATGTTGTGGTACATCAAACATCTTTGGGACGCTCGGTCCTCCGCCAATTATCCAACATTCCCCGTTTTGCCATATTTTAGGTGGTTTCCACATGCTTATTCCTCCTCGTCTGTTGTTGTGAGCTCCTCAATGAGTGTGTCCGCTTGTTCTGCGGTTACAGCATCCTCAGTGATTTGCTTTCCGTCTTCATCAAAAACGTGAAACCAGCCTTTATCTTCCGTTTCTTCTTTTGTGAAGGGCTTAGTATCGTTCTCACCACCTTCTTGCGGATTTTGACTGGTTTTGGTATCCTCATCCTTTGGATTTGGATTGCGTTGCGTTTGCTTAAATGCAAAAACCTCTTCC